ACCGCCAAATCGCGCTCGAAGAACTCGAAGCCAGTCACCGCCATCACCAGCGCCCTTTCAAGCTTTGGAGATGTGGCCGTTCGTGAAAACGCCATATCCAAAAGCGCAATCGCGACTGCAATTGGACGAAAGACAGGGTTCGGCGCACATGAGCCGCCCGCAGCGGGTGTCGAACGACGTTTTGCGCGGCACTTCGCGGGCCTAAGCGTAGAAACCGGTGACGTTCCGCGCGAGATTTCATCTTCACCCTGCCACCAGCATGTTGACCCGAACGACCGTCCCGTCGATCGCAATGGGGTTGGCGAACATGATCTGTCGAACCTTGCCCTTGACCAGCAGGAAGTCGTTCACCCGCGGCAGCCTGGGATCGACGGCGCCCGGAATGACCACATGGCCGGCAGGCCAGCCCTGCGCCAATATCTGCGTCATCGAGATCACCGCCTTGGAATAGGCATGAGTGACGGTCCCAACAATTTCCCCGGGGTGAAGCCCGCGGATCGAGGCGCGCACTGTCACATCCTTCTCGACCAGGGGCGTGCCGTCCTTGCGACGCAAGGTGCAATCCTCGCCCACCTCGGCGAGGTCCCGATCAAGCGCGGCGATGGCCTCGGCTGGCGTCATGCCATCACCGGAACGCGGTAGTTCTCAAGCAGGTCGACAACGTCGGGTGTCATGTTTCCGGCGTCGGCGCCGGTCGCGATCCAGTAACTCACGTCACGGACGTCCGGAATGCGATCTTGCCGCACGAACGGATCCCTGCCCTTTGCGCGGAAACGCGCCGTCACCATGCGCAAGGCCGCGTCAGCGACATCGGGCGGGATTTGTTCGAAGCCCGCCTTGTACGCGACAACGATCGGCCACGCGCTCCACGCCATCGGATAGCCAGTTCCGTCGAGCCTATAGACAAGCCCCGATTTCGGCTCGATTCGAAATCCGGTTCCCTCTTCCAGAGCGACGCCATTTTCCTCCACCGACACGGGCGGCGCGGTTGCCACCGGCCAACGGGAAAGCTGCAGCGAGGGCAGCAGCGTTGGCAATTGGTAGGCGTGAGGGCCACGCAAGGGCCAGATCTCGTCGCGAAGGCCTTCCAGCGCAAAGGTGCGGTTGCAGTGCTGGCTGATCGCGGCCGACGCGGCACTGACGTATTGCTTCAGGAGATCGTCCTTGGCAGCCCCATCGATGTCGAGTTCGGCCTTGACCGCGCTCAAAGCGATCAGGTCACCAGAAGTGGCGGCCTCCGTCACGGTGGTAACGATGCGATAGGCCATGTCAGCGCTTCGCAACCTTCGTGCGGTATGTGTCACGGGGCTGTTCGGCGGCGGCGACGTGCAGCGCATCGGCGCCATGCGGCGCCCTTGGCAGGGCATGCCTGCTGGCGTCACCGCCGTCGACAAGTTTGTCGGCCACGACGTCAGGCAACAAGGCGACATCGCCCTGACTGTAGGGACACATCGCCCTGTTGAAGCTCACAGCTTTCACCATCGGGAATTCTCCAGGTCTTTGGGCGCCGCACGACGCGGCGCCCAGGAGCAAGAATGCGCCTCTAAGCCGCCGGAAGGCGGTCGAAACCGGCGAGGTTGAGGATGGCGACAACGGTGCCAGTATCGGTGTTGGCGGCATTCAGGTCGGGGGTGAAGTCGACACGGATGAAGCGTTTCGCCGAGCCAAGGTCGACGCCGAGCTTGAATACGCCCTTTTCCGTCGATCCGCCGGCCGCGCCGACCGCCACCTGTCCAGGATCGACGATACTGGCATAGGGATCGGCGGCCCAGTTCACGCCGTCGTCGCCATGCCATACCTTGACCCCTTTCAGCAGGAGGGCCTTGGTCGCGGCGAGGGTCGCCGTGAAAGCGAGCAGGATCTCGGCGTTGAGAGCCAGCGACCCGCCGACGAAACGGTCGATGGCAATGCCGTTGATGTTGGTATTGTCGCCGGCGCCGCCGGCGGTGAGCGCAGTGAAGGCCGTAGCGAGCCTTGCCGTGAGCAGATGCGCGACATCGCGCTGCAGTACTTGGTCAGCCATTGGAGCATACCTCTGAATGGGTTGAAGGGATGGAAGACGCCGCCGACGCGATCCGCCGGCGGCCCTTCATGCATTGAGACGATTACTGGATGGCCGGAGCCCAGCGCACCGCCTGGATGACGGCGACGGCCGCATCGTGACGCAGCTGGTGGTCATGCTCGGCGATGGCGCGGATGATCGTCTGGTCGGTCGCGAAGGCAGAAACCGTATTGCCATCCTCATCGACATACGTGCCCTCGCGCGACACTGCGAGTTCGAGCTGCATCGAATCGAGGATGATGTCTTCCGTCATCTCGACCAGGAAGACAAACGACAGATCCTTGTTGCTGCCGTCCGCATTCCAGTAGGCGGTGCCGATCTGCGTGGTCTTGCGGAAGGGATAGCCGGAGAGCGTGCCCTTCGAGAGTTCGTCGCGATAGACGTAGACGCCTAGGGCGTTCTGGACATTGAACAGATAGTTGTAGCTGCGCGGGTTCATGAACCACACGCGCTTGTCTTCAGGCACGTTGGCCATGTCGAGCCTGTTGATGGCGGCGCCGAGTTCGGCCGCGACCGTCGCAAGGGTATAGGTCTGGTTCGAAGTGACGAAGTTGCCACCGGTGCTGTTGGCCGGATCGGCGCCGTTGATGGCAAGGATCGAGTTGACGCCGGTGCTCCACACACCCACCGTGCCGTTGTTGGCCTGCACGTGGCCGTTGGCGAACGACAGGAATCCTTTCGGCGCATCCTCGGTGCCGTCGCCAAGGAGGAAGCCGAGATCCTCGCGGAGCGCCATGACCTTGACGATGTCGTCGCGGACGAAAGCGTCCACGGCGGGATCGGCGTAACGCATCATGTCGTTGGAGACGGGGACCAGCGAGGTCAACTTCTTGAAGCTGGCCACGATCTGCCGCAGCTTCTGCGGCGAGGACCTGATCGGCTTGGATTCCGCGCCGTAGTAAGCACGCGCCGCCGACCCCTGACCGGGAAGCGTCATGGTGCCACGCGGCATCGGCATGTTCCGGCCGCCCGCGCCGCGAACCACGGCCCGGGCGCGCAGCAGCGGAATGATCTCGTTCATCACGTCGGGCGGCACGATGAAGCCGCCCGCCGTGCCCGTCGAGGTGACGAGAGCCTTGGTAACCGGATGGGCCTCCCCATAGGCTTCCTGGGACGCCTGGCGGGCATTGTAGATGTTGCCGCCGCCGGCGCCGATCATCTTGGCGACGCCACCGACGATCAGGGACTTCTCCTTGACGTAGGGATCGTTCTCGACGCTGGCGGCAACCTTCTCCTGTCCGGCGACCGGAACCGCCGTCTCGGAGGTGAGCGACTGCACGGCCTTGTGACGCGCGATCTCCTCATCGACGTCGGTCACCGCCTTCTTGGCGGCCTCGAAGGCGGTCTGATCCGCCTCGGTGAAATCCTCCTTCTCGGCAAGCGCCTTGAAGGCAGCGAACACCTGGCTGCGCTTCTGCAGCAGGTCGGCCATCTTGATCTTCATTTCTGGAAATCCTTCTTCATTGCGCGGCTTTACGCGGCGCGGATCCTGTTCAGTGACGGAAGAGGCCGACCTGTCGTCGGCGGGGTATCAGACTGCGGCGAGCCGCAGCACTTCGACCTCGCGCAGACGCTTCTGGCGCGCGGTGCCGGCGGCCTTGTCCGTGTCGGACGCGGCGGCGGATTCATCAGCGGAGACGGTTTCTTCGAGGAGACCCGCGATCATGTCATGACCGGAGAGGATGTTCTTGCAGGCATCCTGCATCGTCGAGATGCTCTCGCCCGAGAACTTGCGGCCGGCTTTAAGGAGTGTGACGACGAAGGCTTTCGTGAAGGGACGGGCAGCCGCATGGCAAATTCCCTTTGCCACGACGTCCTCGGTTTCGGCGCTCTCCTCCGCGAAGAGTTCATTCACCTCCTTAATCGTCATGGCAATGAGGGCATCCCCCAATTGGCGGAGCGCGGCGCCCAACAGGGCGGGCACCTGGCTGCCATCCTCCTCGCACGCGGCCTCAAACTCGACGCTGTTGTCGAGCCAGCCCAGTTCCATCAGCATGTACGCCAGGCGGGAAACCTCATAGAGGCCCTTGATCTTGCGGCCCGATACGGCTGTCTGTTTGCTCATCTTGCCCTCGTAGTGATCGATGACGGCCATGGCTTTCGCCGTGACGTCTTCGGGAAGGTCGCTGGCCATCAGTGCCGCCCGCGCCGACTTCACGGCAGCGGGAGACGCCATAAGACGGCCGTCGACCATGGTTGCGAACGGGATCAGGTAGGACGATGCCACATCGGGGTTGGCGGCGTCGTAGGCCAGAAACCCCTTGCGCGCGAACGCCGTGTCGGGGCTATCGCTGTCGAAGTCCGCATGCGCCAGGATGGCGACGCCGGCCGCAGCCAACCTCTTGTTGCCCTCGACCAGGGGCAGATTTCGTGACGCGCCCACCTTCCAGTTGGCGGGCCCTGCCCCTTTCGTACTGCGCTCGACAACGACGGCCCCGCGGTTGGCCTGTACCGGCGTGAACGAGAATTCCATCAGTTCGCAGCGCAGGTATTTCTGCGGGCCGCGCTTCGGATTGGCCTTGTCCAGCGGCTCCACCTCGACCGGATTGAACCCGATCGAGACGCCACTGACAGAGCCGAACTTGATCTTGCTGTAGTAGAGGTCAGCCTCGGGATCCTCGCCTGCAGGCGGGAACTGAACCAGAGCGACGAGATTGCCGGAGACATCACGGATGTCGATACACTTGGCGATCGGCATATCGGGATTGTGGTTCCACAGCACCGTGCCCGCCCCGGACGCCATGTAAGCGGCGGTATCGATGCCCGCCTGCACGATGATCTCACCCTGGCGGTCGACCTCGGCCGTGGAGCAGATTACGCGCACCTGGCGTTGTTCCGCCAAGGTCTCGGTGGCGGCGCTATATGCCTTCCGCAAGATGCTCATCGACATGGGAGTTCTCCTCAGTTCGCCGCGCCGGGGTCCGGCAATTGCCCGCTGGGCGGACGGCCTGCGCCATCCGGTGCGGTTCCCGTCATGTCGGAGCCGCTTGCTGCGAGATTGACCGGGCGCAGAAGGACGTCGCCGCCTTCGACGGGCGATAGTCCTTCTTCCGCCCGGCATTCATTCTGCGTGGCGAGGCCCGACATGACCTTGAGGCGCTGGTTGTTGATGCGAGTCGATTCCGATGCCCGAAGCAGACGCCGCTCGTCGAAGTTGACGACAAGGTCGTCCCGGTCGAGGTCGAAGGCCTGGATGAACTTCTGCTCCCACGCATCGAGGTCCGGCATGATCGTGGTGTTGACATAGGACTGCTCGGCTTCATCGAGCTTGAGGCCGCGCAGCTCGTTGGCGACGTTGAGTTTGTAGAGTGGCACGCCCCACCAGCGCGCGATGTCCTCGACCGAGGCCTTGCGCTGCTCGATGAACTGGAGGTCGACCGATGAGAGCTGCATCGGCTTCCATTCCAGGCCGTCCTCGAGGACTGCCGTGCGGCCGACATTCTGCAGCCCGGTGCGAAACGATTCCCACTGGTCGCGAAGCCGTTTCGCGGTGTCGTCCGATATCTTCTTGGCCGTCTGAAGCACGCCAGAGGGGCGAGCGCCGTTGGCCATGAAACGAGCGGCCTGCTGCTCCAATCCCATGGCCACACCGATCGAATCCCTGGCGAGGCCTATGGTCGATGCGCCGACCAGCATATTGAAGGTGAGCCCACGGAGATGGAACATGTCCTCGGCCGGAATCGCCAATGGCATGCCGCGCAAGGCCGCCATCTGGAACAATCCGACCCGGTTCGCCTGATAGAAGATCGATCCGTCGGCGGCCTCCAATACCGTGACCGCATCCGGATTGATCGGGATCAGGGCAACTGGCTCACCGCCACCATTGCGCAGTATCGCGGCATAGGCATTCTGCCGCAGCAGAAATGCCACCTGCATCTGCACGACGAATTCAAGCCACGTCTGGACCCAATTGGGGCGCTTGAGAAGCCTGGCAACAGGATGATCCATGACAGGATCGGCCTTGGGGGAACCTTCCAGAAGCAGACGCGGCCTGCAACGCGCGACGTCCTTGGCCCGCGTCATGACGCAGGCGTAAACGGTCGACACGCTGATCGCGGTCGCCTGACTGATCTGGAGACCAGTCGCGGAGATTGTCGCGCCCAATGTCGGCAACAGTCCGGCGGCCGGTACGCCTGCGCTCTTCGTATGCGGCGAGCCCTGGCGCGACAGCGTGTCGAGCAAGCCCATCAACGCACCCCGAATACGGCAACCGCGGCAAGGACTGCCCCGGGGACGATGAAAGCAGCCGGCAACCAGACCAGCGCCAGTCCATAACTGGCCAGCAAGAGGCCCAAGGCCAGCAGATAGTCGCGAGCCGACAGCAGTCCGGCAAGGGCCACGACCAGCAGCACAGGCCGAACGACCAGCCATGACGTGGCATGGCGCCCAAGGGTGCGGAGCGAAAGCAACATCAGACCATCAAAAGCTGTTTGGTTTCGTAGACGGAACTCGCCTGGTGCGGTTCCGGGTTGGTGACCATGATGGTCACGGCATCGAACATGGCCATCGCCGGGTCGATCTTCGCGTCGCCGGCGTTCTGCTTGGTGGCGCGAATAGCCGTTGCCGTCGGCTCGATCTTCAGGTTGGCAACGCACCAGGGCATCAGGGCGCCCCCGCAGTGTCTCAACAAGCCCTTGGCGAGGCGGCGTTCTGCCGTCTTGATGGCGTTCATCATGCCGTAGCCCTGCGGGATGCCGACAAGAAGTCCGTTCTCGTCCGTGATGTCCTTGGCCCCGAGCAACTCGATGAGTTCGCCGAGACCGGCGGGATCGACGCCCACGCCACCGAGCAGCCCACGCTGGCGGATCATGTCGATGATCTCGACGATCGACCCGAGGTCGATGAGTTCGTCGCCGACAATCGTCAGTTCCCCGGCGCGCTGGAAATCCAGAAGTTGCGGCGCGATGGACTTGCGAAGGTCAAGAACGCCCTGATGGCACCAGGCGTGCGACCATGAAAGCCACCGCTTCATCTTCTGCTTGACGAGGCGCCCCATGATCTCGAACTCGATCTCGAACTCCTCCGGCTCACGTCCGAGGATGTTCAGACCGTTGAAATCATCCAGCCCGCCACCATCGTTGCCGACAACGACACATTCACACCGGTCGAGAAGCGCCTGCAGTGCGTCGAAGGGTGAGCGCGCATAGATCTCAGCCAGGGCGGGGTCGACGGCCTTCTCCCAGTGATTGGCGCCGGGCCAGCGGTTGGCCCGGAGGTTCATGCCGATCTCGACATTCAGGTGTTTGGCGAGGTGCGATCGCACCGCGTTTTCGCCTTCGCGCCGCGCCTCCGCCAGTTTGTCGAAGAGCCACTCCGCGCTGACCGACCGATCGATATTCGGGTTGGTGATGAACCAGTTCTTCGGGTCGAGATAGGCGCCGCTCTTCAGGAAGTCGTTCGGGAACTCGAACAGCATGCCGAAGCTCTTCGGGTCGCTGACCTTGCCATCGCGGACGTCGCGGAAATAGTCGAGCTTCGCCTTGAAAACACCCGCCGGCGGCGCGTCCGACTGCGTCGACAGATAGATGACGAAACCCTCGGGCCTGGAGACAAGACCGCCTGTCGCTTCACGCAGCATCGCGTCCGCATTCGCTCGCTTGCCGAAAAGCCACAGTTCATCGACCAGAACAAAGGCCGCCTTCTTGCCGCCCACGACGTCGGTGTCGGCCGCGACGACCTTCAGTACCGCCTTGGTGATAACATGCGTGATCTGGCGCATGTTTTCCTGCACGTGCAGGATGACCCGCAGTTCCGGATCCGCGTTCACCATGTCGCGCGCCGGACCGAAGGAGTTGTTCGCGATCTCCATCGTTGGCGCCAGGATCAGCAGCTCGGCCGAATGACGCCAGTTGCGAATGAGCGCTGTCACCATGATGCCGGCGGCGATGGTGGACTTGCCGTTCTTCTTGCTGATCAGCAGAAAGAAGTCGCGGATGTGGCGCTTCGCGGCCTTGGCGTCATAGGCGCCGAAGATCGCCCGGGCGAAGTCGAACACCCATTCTTCGCTGACCTCACCAAAGGTGGGGTGTCGCAACTCGCCGGTTGCGCCATCCTCGAACTTCGGCAGGTCGACGACCTGCAGGGACTTGAAGACCGCCAGTGCGGCTTCCGCCTCATCGGGGAACAACGGCGCAAACGGCAGAAGCGAGAGCCTCGCCACAATGCGGCTTTCCCAGTCAGGGCAGGCCGTCGACCAATGGATCATCGGTTGTTGACGACAAGTTGTGGCGGTTGAGGCGGTGCGAACTTGCCGGAGCCGGAAGCGATTTCCTCAGCCTGCCGCTGGCGCTCTTCCTTCTTGCCAAGCTTCTGGCGTTGCGCCGACGAGGTGTGGCCTCGGCTTTCCACTTTGCGCTGCACGTTCTCGGTGTTGATCTTGTCGAGCATAGACAGCGCGGCATTGAGCGCCGATGTATTGCCCGAAAGGCCTTGCTGGATTTGTGCCACCCGAAGCTTCGTGCGCAGCCGGTTGAACAGTCGGTCGCGCTGCTTGAGCAAATGCAAATAATGTTTGCGCAAAGTGGGCACTGACAGGCCGAGCGTGTCAGCTACTTCCTTTTGCGTCATACCGCCAGCAAGTAACACCATGATAAATATGATGTTTTCCTCAGTCGGCTCATGCTCCGGCCGCCCAAGCTTGGTGTCGGTGCGCACCAGCGGGTTCCCGAAGAGGTCAAAATCCTGATCCATTGGAAAAAATTGTGCGCATGGCACCCGTGTGGTTGGAGCCCTTTTCGGCCGGAACCGATTAAACCCCCATCCCCTCGGGCCTGCCGCTCATCCTTTCCGCTCTGGTGCGCGCAGTCTTCAGGCTGTGGTGCGAGCCGCAGAGACACTGGCCGTTCGCGAGATCGAGAGGATCACCACCGTCGCGTCGTTCAATGATGTGATCGGCAAACAGTCTGTGATCGGGTGAAGCCTTCGGGCAACGATTGCCAGCGTCGTCCAGCGCCTGGCAGCGATGACCAGCCCGCTCCAACACGAATTCACGCCATCGCCGATGAGCTGACGTCTGGAGTTCGTCGTCGGCGCGCTTGAGTCGCGGTCTGACCGTCCGATGATCCAGCATGCGGACGGCCGGCATCAACAAGCGAAGCTTGCTCACTTTGTCACAGACTTTCGGGAATCCTATCCATTGCGGGGAAGCTGGGTTGCTTCGCCTGGGACTGATGGCGCGGTCCACCTTTCGGCGTGCGACTCTTTCAGTTCGTCCTGGGTGGGATTCGCTAATCCAGTTTCGTGACGTCCGCAAGGGCAAAGCCGATCGGCGTCTTGCGCCCGAATATGTCTACCTCGACCGACACCTTGTGCTTGTCGCCGAGCATCAGCACCACTGCCTCGAAACCGGCGAACGGACCACTGTCGATGGACACCTTGTCGCCTGCCTTCAGTGCATTGGTCAGCAGCGCTATCGCTTCAGGGTCGTGCTCGATACGTGCTTGAAACTTCACGATTTCCTGTTCGCTGACAGGGCTTGGATTGTCGCAGCCACCGATAGGACCGAGCACGCTTTCGATGGTACGCAGCCCTGCCCAAGTCGCCGGACAGGACACCACTTTGACGAAGATATAACCCGGAAACGAAGGCACCCTGACGGGCTCAAGAGACTGGTGTTTGCGACCGCCACGGCGCTTCGGCTCGGCGTCCGTGTGCAGCATGACGCGCTCGACATTGGCATCGCCAAGCGACTTATCCACAGCAATGTCGGCCCGATCCTCGACCCGAAGCACGTACCAGCGCGCCTCCGGGCCGTCCTGACCAGCCGCGGCGAGCATCGCCTGCTCGCGTCGCGTCAATGCGATTCGCTTGTCGCTCTTCTGCCAGGCGCGGTCGACATTGATGATTTCGCCCGTCGACCGATCGATCCAGACGCGTCCACTGTCGTCACTCAGCCGCTTCACGTCCGCCCGCATCATGGTTCCCTCGTACCGCCTGTTCGAATGCTTCCAGTCCCCCCGGCCCGCCAGCCGGGAAGTAGACGCCACGCATCGTTCCGGGATCAGGAAGCCACGGCCAGCCGCGCAAATCGTGCTCCAGCTTCCATGCCTTCCAGCATTCGCTTTCGACCGGCACGAACTCGCAAAGCTTGCCGAGCGCTTCCTCGGCCGGGCCAAAGCCGTGAATACCGAGGCCGCGCGTTTCCGCCGAGAAGTGCAGCGCGTTGACCATCGGCCAGCCCGAACGCATCCGGTTGCCCCTCAGCAGCGTCTCGCGGTCGAGCCTGCCGTCGGCGATGGCCCGTTCCTCCCAGCCCTTCAGCGGCGAGGGCTCGGCCTTCGGCCCTGTCACCAGGTCGCGCATCCGGATCGCGGCCCACACCGGCCCGAAGGCCGGCGCATAGGCCGGCTTCGGCGCCTCGACCGGAGCGGGAAACGCCTCCCACAACCGCTCGGAGCGATCGAGATAGGTCGAGATCGCCGGGGCGTGCCGCATGCCGGCGACCTTCTTCGCCGCGAGATAGCGTGGCACCGCATCGGCCGCCGCCTGCATCTCGCTCCAAGTCAGCCGTCCCCAGGCCTCGAGCATCGGCGCTTTCGGGCTGACCGCGAAGCGATCCCATGCCGTGAACGACCGGAAGAACAGGCCCTCGGCCCGCTTGGTCATACCCTCCGGCTTTTCCCCCTCGCCTTCCGCACGCGCCTCTCTCTCTTGTTCCTCTGACGGTTCTATTGGCGGTTCAGCTATATAGGGGGGTGTGGGGGGAACGGCGCCATTTGCCGGTGGTGGCGGCACCATTTGCCGGTGGTCGCGGCGTGATTTGCCGGTGGCACCACCGGCAGAATTTGCCGGTGGTTGCGCGCCGCCCATGGCGAGCCGGATCACGTCGAGATCGAAGTCGCCGCCGGCGCGCCGCCGCCGCTCGATGGTGATGAGCCCGGCCTCGACCAGCCTGCGTTTCCAGTCGCGCACGGCGCGCTCGGAAAGCTCGGTGTCGCGCATGATGCGCTCGTCGCCGGCGAAGGTGCGGCCAGTCTCGTCGGCATAGTTGGCCAGGGCGTAGAGCAGCAGCTTGCCGCTCGCGCCACCCGCCTCGACCGTCGAAACCCATGCCGTTGCCTGCCAGCTCATAGCCCGCACCCCGCTTCGCAGACCATGAGCAGGCCCTGGCCGCGCTCTTCGGCGGTGGATAGATCGACTTCACTCAGCGGCTTGCCGGACCGATGTATGAACAGTTCTCCCCGGATTTTCCCGTGCTTGTGCATGTCCCGGATGCGGCGGTCGATCTCCACCGCGATCGCCCAGGAAGCGGGATCATTGTCGCGCATCCAGCGCCACTCGAAATCCGTCCTGTAAGGGCAGAAGGTGCATGCGCTCTTGATCGGAACGGGATAGCCGTTCCGCGTTAGCCAGGCCTCACAGTCATGGCGAGACATTCCCTTTTCCAGCAAGGGGTAGCGGTTGACGGTCCAATTTTCGAACGAAGCCCCGGCGCGGACGATCTCGTCAGTGCTTATGCCAATCCAGACCTCTACCTGAGCGTCCGGAATTCGCTGGCGCGGCTTGAAGCCGAGAAGGCGGCGATGCTCGCGTCGAATCGGATCAATCTTGTACTCTTGTGTGCACTGGCGGGCGATCTGTCCAAGCCCCTTGGGTGACCTGACAAAGAAGGGAGGCCTTCCATGAGCGTGCTCAGCGCCAGCGCACGCTGCCTCTAGTTCTGTTTGAAGCCCACCGCCTACCGACCCTCTGCCACCGGAAATCACATGTACAGGGAAGGGCAACACGTTGCCGGACGAAAGCCACTTGACCTGTTCATAGACGGCGGCCGGTTCGGCGCCGGTATCAGCGAAAATCGCATGGTCGGGCATTGGCCCGATCTCGCCATGGGCGGCCATCAGGGCCAGTGTCGTCGATTGCACCCCGGCGCCAAGCGACAACACGCGCAGCTTCGCGCCCTCGACCGGCCCCCAGGACCATCCGCCTCGGCGCACACGTGCCGTTCGGACGGCCGGCGAAGCGACAAGTTCGAAATCCACTGAGGTCACCGCCCTGCCCTCCGCCATGCCGCGAAGGCGTCTCGCAGGCTCTTCCAGCGTTCGACGGCATCGCCGCCATGATTCAATTCGGCGCGCGACGTGACGCCCAGCAGGCCGCGCACGCGCTGCGCCACGCGCTCGGCGCTCCAGGGCCGCTCCAGCCCGTGGCATTCGCCCAGGAAGGCCCGGAAGGCCGGCTCGGCGCATTTCATGGCGCATTCGGCGGCATAGTCCTTGCTGGCGTCGCGCGATGGCTCGGCTGGCACGTCTTTCAGGCGCCGCACCTCGGCGAAGGCGGCGTCGAGCAGGCGCAGCAGGAAGGCCACGACATCCGGCGCGTCGCAGGCGAAGTCGATTTCCTCGACCGTCGCGAGCGGATCGAACCGTGCCAGTACGAACAACTCGCCCATGGCGCCGCGCGTCTCGATGAAGGCGCCCGTCTCGTCATGCACGCGATGCCACTGCGCCGGCGCGATCGAGGCCAGGCTCTGGCGCACGGCGCGGAGCCTTGCGGCGTCACGGGAGAGCATATGCGCGTTCATTCCAGCGCGCCTCCCGCCATCCAATCAGGGAGAAACTCCAGCACATGAAGACGCTTCTTCGTCAGGCCACAGAACTTCCACCCAGCCTGATAGAAGCAATGGCCCCACGTGGGGCGTCCTGCCCGCCAGGTCGGGCGAACCTCCTTCGGATCGACGAATGTAAAGAACCGCTCGCTTGACCAGCGTCGCCGCGCAATCCTCATCGCGCCAAGGAGGAGGTCGCTTGCCAACTCCCCCTGTTCACGCCGAAAGATCGAACATTCGACACCGGTTTGCCCGTCCATGCGGACTTCCGCCTTGCGCCATGCACAGACGGCACCGGCGTCGGCGGTGATCAACAGCATCTTGTAGCCAGGCCCCATGATAAGCGCCGGCTGTCCGCGCCCGCCGTCTTTTCGACGGGGGTTCGAATAGTGTCGCGTGAACAGATCGCGGGCGGTCGGATTGCCGTCCAGAACCTCAAGCCATCCCTCGGCTAGCATGTCAGGCTGCGCGTTCACTCGGCCGCCTCCAGAAACGCCTCACGTCCCCATTCCAGCGGCGGGCGATAGTTCGCCTCGATCCATGCCGCGGCAGGCTCGTCGCAGACCGAATTGCCGATCTTGTGCCGCTGCTCGGTCTCCGAAAGCGGCTTTCCCTTGTAGATCGGGTCGAGGATGTAAGAATCGGGGAAGCCCTGCGCACGAGCGAGTTCGCGCGGCTTCAACATGCGCATGCCGATGTCGACGATGACATAGAGGATGCCGCGAATGGTCAGCGTGACGATCTCGCCGCCGTCCCAGCATCCGTGCGCGCGCAGGAATTCCGCGACCTGGCGAGCCCGCGCAAATTGCGCCGCGGTCAGAGGCGGCGCCGAGGCCTCGACATGCGTAAGGCCGAACCGCGCCTTGGTCGGAACAGTAAGCGAAGGATCATCGACCCGGGCGTGCTGGCCACCCGTCGAATAGTACGCGGTCATCAAGGGCAGCGTGACAACTGCCGAATGCTGCCCGCCTGCGCAGATGGCCGGATGCGCATGTCCACAGGATCCGTCGCGCCTGTCGCTACCCTTCAGCGAAAGCATGTGAGCGGCGACAACACCCTGCGTGCAGCCCTTCTGCACGATTGTTGAGACTGGGCGAAGGGCGGAATGCCCTTCCTCTCCCGTATTGTGCTGCGCCAGATAGACGGCCGCCAAAATGCCCTGGTTGCCGTCCGGCACGGGTGTCGGTAGCGGCCGTTGCGCGCTGACAGTGCGAGGCTCCTGACCCTGGCGCTCGCCATAGCGGGGCACCAGGTAAGGAACGACAATCTGGTTCTGGTCGCCATCGGACGCGGCGATGGTATGCGTCGGCTCTGTCGCCAGGCGGTTGCCGCCACCATGCTGGCCGCGGCTGATGAAGGGAACGGCGGCGAGGCCAACAATGTCCATCTTGCCGCCGCCACCCGACGTGATCGCTCCGGCAGGGTCGGTGACTACTGTGCCGATCGAGTTGCCGAAATCGCGTTTGATAAACGGAACCAAACTCGCTTCGGCAGCACCGATCGGAGCCGCGCCGCCCGGGCGCTTGATGAAGCTATTGGCGGTTACTGCCGAAAGAGGCTCGCCAACCGACTTACCAGCGCTATCGCCTCGGAAGATGGCGATCAGCGGCGCAATCATTTTAGGCTCGTGCCCGCGCAGCGCTACCGCGCGCCAGACGGGCGGCAAGAGGTCCCAGATGGCGCCCTCGGTCCAGGGCGACACCTTGGCGACGGCGACGACACTGTCTGGCTTCGTCGTCATCGACTGCCATGGCATTCCGATCGAGCGCGGCGCGCTCTGGCCCATCCTTCCGCCGACCCCGACGATGTAAGGCGCAAGCAGTGTCTCGACATCGAATTGATGCGCGCCCCCCGCCATCACCGTGCGTGTGGGCTCTCCAGCTCCCGATGTCGGCGAACCGGAATTGCGCATCGTCATCATATGCGGCACGACCAGGCCGTGGGCGTCGCGCGCCCGAGCGACGGTGTTGAACGGTTCGGCAAGCCCCTGACCGCGAAAGCCGTCGCCGGCGTGATTACAGGTGACGACGAAGGCATCATCACCCTCGTCGAGGACGCGCCGCTTCACGCCGAGCGCGAGCCTGGCATTGGTTTTCGGCGCAAGGGGCCGGATGATCCGCTTGCCGGTAGCCCTGGTGTATGCCCTCGCCTCTTCCCTGGTCATGAAGATGGACGGACAATCGTCGTCAAAGTCGACGATGTCCGCCGCGACGGGCCACCGCTTCAGGGTGCCGTTTGCGACCATCTTCGATTTGGGCGCGGCGTGCGTCGGCTTCGGCGTGACGATCCGGGCGGCGTCGCGCCTGGCGCAGAGATAGAGGCGCTTGCGGATCGTCGGCGATCCATATTCGCAGGCAACCAGCTCGTCCCAGCCTACCGAATAGCCGTAGCGTGTCAGCTCATGAACAAATTGATGGAAGGTGTGGCCAAGGCGCTCGGGATCGCGTTCGAAGCCTTTGCCGTCCTTCCGTTCGATCAGCGGAGACCATTTGGCGAAGGCTCCGACGTTTTCGAGGCATATGGTCCATGGCCGCTGCCAGTCGGGCAGTTCCTTCAGCCATTTCAGCAGCACCCAGGCGAGGTCGCGCACCGCGCGCGAAGTGATCGGCCCGCCCTTGGCCGGGGAATGATCGCGGCAGTCGGGCGAGAGCCAGAGGAAGCCGAACAGGTTGTTGCCGAGCGTCTCGCGCATCGAAACCTGCCACACATTGTGCGGCAAATGGATCGTCTCGGGGTAATTCGCCTCGTGCATGGCCAAGGCGGCTTCGTCATGGTTGATGGCATAGGTCGGCCCGAACGGATGCCCGATCGGCAACAGGCCCGCGTCGAAGAGCCTCTTGAACGCCTTCTTGATCCCATTGGACGCGCCACCGCCACCGGCGAAGCTATCGACGGCCACGATCGTCCGCTCACCCTTTGCAGGCGGGATGATTGGCAAAGGAACCTTCTTGGCGGGCATGAAGCCGGGCACGGAAAGGCAGCGCCATTTCCGCTTTTCGACGAGAGGTGCAGAGAGTTCGAATTCGGCTTGATTGTGCAGCATCATTCCCCCCGAGTGATCGCAGCGGCGCGCGTGTCTTGCCGGGGCGGCAACAATCCACCCTTGCGCCAGGCGTGCAGCACCGTGGTGTGGTCGCGATTGCCGAACAGCTTGCCGACCTGCGGCGAGGACAGGTCCGGGCGCAACCGGCGCACCTCGCACATGGCCTCGTGGCGCGCGTCGCAGATAGCGCGCGAGCGGGAATGGCCGGTGATGTCGGAGACGCAGATGCAGCGGCGCCGCGCGACAGCGGCGATGATGTCCTTCACCGGCACCTTGGCCAGTTCCTCGACCTTATTATTCGACTTCGCCTCGCGCAGCGCAGAGGCGCGGATGGCCTCCGCCTCGGCGCGCGCCAGTTCAACGATCGAGGCCGCCTCGACCGCCGCCCGTGCCACCAGCTTTTCCGCCTCGCTCTTCGCGGTAGCGAATAGCGCTTCCCGTGCCAGAGCCCTGACGGTTTCGGTCGAGGATTCGAGCAGCCGCTCGGCCTGGTCGGTCGCCTGCCGCATGCGCTGCCGGGCGACCAGCTCCGGCGAACGCATGTCGAGGCGCGGCAGGCCGCGATCGAGCTTGCGGAGCGCCTCAGCCATTGCCACCTCCATCGACGATGTGCAGCAGCACGGAGGTGGCGCCCGCCATCGGCATGGTGCCACCGAGGTTGCCGCGATGGCGCGGCTTGCCCAGCGTCTCGAACAGCGCATCGAGGTAATCCAGCCCCTCGCCGAATGCGGCCCGGCGACAGTGGTACTGGAACACCGGGCGCCAGTGCAGCAGCGTCACGACAGGCGCTTCCAGCAGCACCGCCGCGCGTTCCTGGTCACCATCCGCGTCACGCATGCGGCGGCAGAACGGGTCCATATCATTGGTCATCGACGCACCTTCAGCTTGGCGATTTCGGAACGTGTTTCACGGGACACAGGTGGTGTAACCATTTGATCTAAAATGGATTTCATCGTCACGCGGCGGCGCGGATCACGCGTCAGATAGCGGTATGGATCGAGCCCGGCATACTCGCAGAGCAGCAGGTAGTTGCCGGCCGAAAGCACCTTGCCGTTGATGGCGCGCGACAGCATCGCGCGGTCGGCTTCCGGCCAGACCTCTTCTGCACGGCGCAGCGAATAGCCCAGCGCATTGAGCCGGTCGCGGAAGGCGTCGCCGAACTGGTGGAAGGCGATTTCAGCCACGCCGCCGCCCTCCGTTTCCATTTATTGTATCTACAATAATTGTTGACGGCATCGTATTTTTTGCATATACAGAAAATACGAAAGGGGACGGGCGATGAACTTCGAATGGGACAGCAGGAAGGCCGAAGCGAACCGCGCCAAGCATGGCGTGGCGTTCACCGAGGCCCAGCGCTTCGAGTTCGACACCGCCTATGAATACGAGGACCGGGACAGCCATGGTGAAACGCGCATCGTCGCCATCGGCCTGATCGGTGACCGCGTCCATGTGATGGTCTATACCGAGCGCGGCGAGACCATCCGCGTGATTTCGCTTCGCCGCGCGACCAGTCAGGAGGTCAGGAAATATGTCGACAATCTCTAGCCGCGAAAGCGCCCGCCGACGCGCCGAGGCATCGCTGGCAACCATCAGCGCCGAGGAAGACGCCGCCATCCATGCCGCCGCCCTGGCGGACCCGGACGCGCAGCCCCTACCCGACACGCTGCCGCCACGGCGCGGCCGGCCGAAGGCGGCGCAGACCAAGATGCAGGTGCCGCTGCGCCTCGACGCCGACGTCGTCGCGCGCTTCAAGGCCGATGGCCCGGGCTGGCAGTCGCGCATGAACGCGGCGCTGCGCAAGGCGGCGGGGCTGTAGGCGCTACGCATCGCCGGCCCCCTTCAGCTTGCGGTCCAGCGCACGTTTCAACCGCCGCAACTGGCGTTCGGTTTCCGGATCCGGCTCGCGCACCTTGGTCTCCGGCCAATGCGTGTCGCCGCGCAGCCGCTTGGCCTCGACGGCGGCAGCATAGGAGCCGGCGGAATCCTTGGCGGGATCGTATTTCCGGCGCTCGCTCATTCCGCCGCCTCCGCCGCAGGCTCGTCGCCGGCGATGCCGAGCAGGTCGAACATGGTCGGAATCGAGCGCTTGGCCTCGGCCTCGCGGCAGTAGCGCAGGCCATCGCGGAAATAGGTCGCCGACAGTTCCGAGGCCTGCCCGCGCCGCCCCTTCAAGATGGCCCTGAAGGGTACAGTCATCAGGCCGCCGAACGGATCGTAGATGACGTCGCCGGGGTTGCTGTAGCGGTCGATCAGCCGGTCGACGATGTCGAACTGCAGCGGGCAGACATGCTTTTCGAGGTTGCGGAAGGCCTGCTCGCCGTTGAGCGTGCGCATGCGCACCACATCGGTCCACACCGCCGGATCGTCCGACTTCGGATCGAGCGTCATGTAGGTTTTCGACAGAGCGTCGCGCGCGGCCAGTTCCTCGCCGAGCTGGACATGCTTTTCGAAGTCGTAGACCGCGCCCTCGAAACAGCGCTGGAACAGCTCGCGCAGCGGCTTCGGCCCGAGCCGCACCAGTTCGTCGGTCGTCAGCAGGCGGTCGCCCGAGGACGGCCAGAAGGCATGCGCGTCGAGCTGCCAGCGCGCCAGCGTGTAGCCGCTGCCCGGCACCTGGGCGCGGCGGTCGCCGTCGCTCCAGCGCTTCGTGCCGCCGTCGGCCGTGGTCACCAGCGGCTTGTCATGCACAACCGGCCGGTCCGCATAGCCGCGCGAGAGATCGCTCTGCGGCCGGCGGAACAGCAGCACATATTCCGGACAGCCGACGCCCATCTTGGTGGCGTCCTTCATCATCTCGGAATAGGTCAGGCGATAGGTCTGGTTGTTCTCCTTCACCACGTCGGTGACGATGGTGATCATGCCGATGTACTGAAAGCCGTGCTTCAGATAGTGAAAGATCGCCTCGGCATGGAAAGGCGACACGGTCGGCACGCCCTCGCCCGTCACGCTGCCGAACAGCACCCTGTCCTTGACATGGATGCAGGCCAGCCGGCCGGGCTCCAGGATGCGCAGCAGCTCCGGCGTAAGGAAGTCCATCTGCGCCCAGAAATGGGCGTTGTCGTCGGTATGGCCGAAGTCGTTATAGCTCGCCGTATACTCGTAGTGGTTGGCGAACGGGATCGAGGTGACGATCTGGCCGACGCTGGCGCTTTCCGTCCGCCGCGCCTCAAGCACCGCGTCATTGTGCGCGATGACGAAGCCGGCGCCACGCTCTTCCTGCCGGCGCACGCCGATCGAGCGCTGCAGCACGTCGTCGAGCGGCAGGCCGTCCAGCCCGTAGCGGCGGATGATCTCCGCCATGCGCGCCATCAGCCGGTCATGCTCGGCCCATTTACCCTCGAGGTTGCGGCGCACCTCGCGCTCGGCCTCGGAATAGATGATGTCGATGCGGCATTCATGGCTCTGGCCGAAGCGCACGATGCGGTGCACCGCCTGGATGAAGTCGTGGAACTTGAAGCCGACACCGACGAAGATCGCCCAATGGCAATGCATCTGGAAGTTGTTGCCGGCGCCCGACATTTCCGGCTTGGCGGCGAGGTCGCGGAACTTGCCTTCCTTGAAGCCGATCGCCGCCGCCTCATTGAGTTCGAGGCTTTGCGAGCCGTAGATCGAGCGCACCCCCGGCACCGCCGCCTCGATCGCGCGCCGCTCGTCCTCCAGGTCGTGCCAGAGCACGCGGTGCGCGTCCGGATCCTCGGCGATCAGTTCCCGCATCCTGGCGATGCGGGCAGGCAGGCTGTCGCGCTTGGCGGCGCTCGCCTGGGTAACGCCCAGTGCGGTGTTGCGGATGAGCAGGCCCTGGCCGTCACGATCGTAGCCCGCCGTCGAATGGTCGATGGGCACTTCATGCCAGTTGACCTTGACGGCCGGCAGCACGTAGCCCGCGTCGGAAAAGCCGAGATCTGCCGGCGATTGCAGGAAGACGGCCCAGCTATGCACCCACAGCCAGAACTCGTCCTCCTTGTGAGGAAACAGCGTCAGGTCGCCGGCCGATTCCGAATTGCGCTGGAAGAAGCGCGTCAGCGCCTGGCCGGTGTCCATCACGCCAAGGAAACCGGCATAGTGGATCAGTTCCTTGGTGCGGTTCGGCGACGGCGTCGCCGTGGCGACGAACTTGAAGCGAACCGCCTTGAACAGCGGCAAGAAGGTCTGGAACGTCTTGGTGCCATAGCCGCGCAGCACGGCCGCCTCGTCCAGCGAGGCCGCGACGAAGCGCGAAGCGTCGACCTTGCCGGCGAGCACGCTCTCGTAATTGGTCAGGTAGATGACATCATCGCGGATCGCATCGACCTCGGCGTCGGAGCGGATGAATTTCAGCGTGACACCGAATTCGCCATGGAAGCGCTCATGCGTCTCGGCGAAGAACTCATGGCGCACCCCGAGCGGGATGACGATCAGGCGCAGGCCTGGCACCAGCTTTCCGATCAAGCGCATCAGCTCGATCTGCATGAAGGTCTTGTGCAGTCCGAAGGATGCGAAGATGGCGCGGCTGCCGCCCTTCATCGCCCAGCGCACGATCGCGCGGCAATGCGGCGCGCCTTCCGGATTGATGTCGGCGAGGTCGACGTCGAACCCATCGGCCTTGGCGAGTTGCATCTTGCTGCGCAGGAAATCGAGATAGGGATCGTTGGCGCTCATGCCGGCACCGGCTTCCGGCTCTTACGCCTCGGTGTCCGTCCCAACGCCAGGTCACGGCGCTTCTGGTTTTCGATGTGGCTGACCATCTCCAGATGGTCGGGATTGACGCACAGCCGGTTGCGGCAGCGGTGGTCGATCTGCTTGTTGCGCGGCACGTAGCCGTATTCGTTGGTGAACGAGACGATATGCACCGCGCAGGTGCGATCGTTCAGCTTCATGCGAGGATAGCCGCCGCCCCGACCGGTGCCGGAATCGCTGCCGGTCCACAGGTGACAAGGCGTCTCGTAACCTGTGTCGACGATTTCGACGCAGGTCAGGATCCGGTCCCGGATGGTGGCGCGGCGGTCGCTCATGCCGTCACACGCGCATCGGCATCTGGAGGACGGTCAGCGGATCGCCGTCGCTGGTGATGACCGTGGGATTCGACGCGAACGGGGCCGGCGACGCGAACGTGACATGTTCTCCCCGGAGACCGTTCAGGATGGTGATGAGATAGTCGGCGTTGAACCCGGCCTCGGCCTGCCCCCCCCTCCCGTTGACCGCCAACGTCTCGGTTGCCGTGCGATCCCCAGTCTTCAGCTTCAGCGTCAGAACATCGCCAGCCAGTTCCAGCGCGACGCCTCTGAAAAACGCTTCGGAGAACGAGCGAATGCGCACAAGCCGGCGAAGCAGCGCCTTCCGATCGGCCGTGAAGAGCTTCGGCGCGTCTTGCGGGATCACCCGAAAAATGTCGGGAAACTTGCCGTCGATCAGCTTCGTCGCGAGAGATTGGCCGGCGAAATCGAACCGAGCGCGCTGACGCTCCAGATCGAAAACGCAGGCCTCCGGCTCCATCTTGCGCTGGCAGAGATAGTGGACGATGGAGCGCGGAATAATCGCGTTGACTGAGCCTTCCGGTGCGAAATCCAGCGGCATCATCGCCAGTTGATGTCCCGACGTGGCAACGAGCAGGGCTTTGCCCTCGCTGTCATGAAGGATGGCGACGCCGTTCAGGTAATATCGCGTTTCCTCTGTCGACATCGCGAACCGAATGCGGTTCATCGCCGCCACCAGTCCGAGGTTGCCGGTCATGGTGCGCGGCCCGATCGGCTGCCCGAACGTCGGAAAGTCTTCGACTGGCAGAGAGCCCAACCGGTAGGACGAGCCGTTGAAGCCGATGGTGGCGGTTCCGTCTTCGTCCGAGATCGTCAGCTCTTCGTCTTCGTCGATGTTGGCAGCGAGCGACGACAGCGCGAACAGGTCAATGGCTGAGGCTCCTGCCATGGGTCCGATCGATGCGATCTTGACCGATAGTTCGGCGTCAAGGTCGGTGCCGACCAGGTGCCCGTCCTGAAACTTCACTGTCCCCAAAACCGGAACGGTGTTGCGCCTCTGCACAATGCCGCGAAAGGCGCCGAGCGCGGCCCTCAACTGGCCAGCGGATGCCTGCATTCTCATGCTGCATTCTCCTCTTGTTCATGATTGCCGTGATCGGCCTCAAACCCCCACGCGTCCCATCCCGGCCGCGCGGTGCGGGCGAACAGCTCCAGCCGCGCGACGCCGGGGAACAGGCGTTCGATCTGCTCCGCGAACCAATCGGGCTTGGCCGAGTGGCGGCCCTTGCGCTCGCGGTGAACCGTCTCGGGCTGGGTGCCGGGCAAGGGCGCGGCGATGTCGCCGCGGCGGCCGATCAGCAGCAGCTCGTGCCGGTCGCGGCCCCAATAGCCGGTGCCGGCAACTTCCTTGTCCCAGATCCAGTGGTGGACGTAGGTGAAGCCGCAGGCGCCAAGCACGCGCAGCGCGTCGGGCAGCATCGGGTTGGTGGCCCAGAGAAAGCACACGCCCGGATGCTCGCCGCCGATCAGGCCGGCCAGCCGGTCGCAGATTTCGTCGGTCGGCAGCGTCGGATAATGGTTCTCCGCGCTCTTCTCGCGCCCCGTCACCTCGGAGCGGACACCGAACCGCCAGGGCGGATCGGCATAGTAGACGGGATAGATTTTCGACAGCGCCGCCGGCGCGGCGGCCCGCCCCTTCTCGGCCACCATGTCCATATGCGCCAAGCGCACCGTGTGAGCGACCTTCTGCTGCTCGGCGCGGATCATCTTCGCGCCCCGCATATATTCCCGCACGTTCGGCTGGTCTGGAACGAAGGCGGTCTTGATCGGCTTGCGCGCCGGCTGCAGCACGCCGCAGCGACCCTCGACCTCGTCATGGTGGGGAATTTCCCCACCATCGACCAGGCCGCGCCGCACCGTGGCGACCGTCTTGTGGTCCACGCCCAGCATCGCGGCGATCGCGCGCGATGAGATCGACGGCGTGTCGCGAAGCTGGTCGGCGATGACGGCCTGTTTCTGCGCCGTCGACAGGTGCCGGCGCGACAGGTTCAGTTCGCGCGCCAGCTTGCGCTTGTCGCCCTCGCTCAGCCCCTTGCGCACGAAGCGCGGCCAGTCGACCAGGCCGAGGCTTTCGCAGATCTTCACCCGGTTGTGGCCGTCGATGATCTCGCCGGCTTCGTCATACTCCACCGGCACCAGCACGCCATGCTCGATGATCGAGCGTTCCAGCGACTGGAATTCCTCGGCGGAGAGCGGCGGCAGGAGCTGGTACTTGCTCATCACGCAGACCCCGCCGGCGGCTGGTCAATCGGCGTTTCGACAAGAAACCCGCCGAACAAGGCGGCTATCGACGTGAGTGCGGGGATGAGATGGGGACGGCGATAATCGTCCGTGACGGTCCTTGAATACCAATCCACCGGCAGCTTTTGGAGAACTTCCGCATAGGCTTCAGCGACGTCGGCCGTCTCGAAATACAGGTCCGACAACTTCATGCCTGTCGCGATGTGAGCGACTGAGAACGCCGGCTTGCCATCATCGGTCGAAATGTCGTCGGCCAGGTGGACTGCAAGCCCTCCGACAAGCTTCGCATCGATCGTTTTCAGAAACGGAATGCCTTCCAGGGAGACGCAGCGTATGGTGATCGACGTCATCGTCACACCATCCCCAGCGCGGCCTTGTAGAGGTCGAGGATGGCCTCTTCCTCCTGGCGCTCGACCTGGTCCTTCTTGCGCAGCCGGATGATGGTACGGATGGCCTTGGTGTCGAAGCCGGCGCCCTTCGCCTCGGCGAATACTTCCTTGATGCTCTCGGCGACTTCCTTCTTTTCCTCCTCGAGCTGCTCGATGCGCTCGATCAGCGACCGCAAATGTCCCGCGGCGACCGTCTGCGCCGTGCTGGTGGTCTCGCCGGACTGCAGTTCTTCCGTCGTCTCGCGGTTCTTGCCGCCCCTCGGCTTGCGCGGCTGGCGCGGCGCGTATGGATCGTATTCGTCCATCAGCCCAGCCTCTCCAGCACGCGCGGCGCCTGGCGCTCAGCGGGCGTGCCGCGACCGACGACGATGCACCGGTGAAAGGTGCAGTACTGGCCGCCGCTCGCGCCGGGCCGCCAGTCGGCCGGCGAAACCTCGACCGCGCAGAAGCGCGTCTCGGCGCCCTCCCCGCGCAACGGAAAATGGCACTGGTGGCTGGTCAGGTCGGCAAGCCGCCGGCCGATGCTGTTGCAGCCCGGCGCCTGCGGCGGCGCGATGCCGGCGATGATCATGGCGGCGGTGCGCATCAACGCCTCGCCATGCTATCGGTCGGCCTTCCGCCGGCGGCGATGTGCTCGTCGTAGATCGCGCGGCGTTCGGCGACCGACAGCGGCTCCCCGCTGTCGAGATCGACGAAGGCGCAGGCATCGCCATCCTCCAACAGCATGTCGTATGTCGGCGCGCAGCACTCGCCCAGCGTGCCGGAAACATCAGGATAGGTCGGCGCGCCGTCGTCCAAAGGCTTGCCGCAAGCAAGGCAGGCGGTGCGATCGTGCATCACTCGCCTCCCACAATCTTGAGGCCGCCCTGGGCGCGTGCGCCGGCGAGGATCTTGCGGTATTCGGCGGTGCCGGCCTCGACCTTGGAGAGCGCGCGGTCGATCCGCTGCGTTTCGGCCGGCGTCAGTTGCCCGTCGGCGAAGGCGAGCGCGCCCTCGGTCATCAGCTCGCCCATGCGCACCACGGTTTCGGCGTGCGCCGACATCACGCAGCCATTGACCGGCTTGGCTTCATCCTCGGCGAAGCGACGCCCGCGAGCAGAGGAGATCGCCTCGCTCATGTCGAAGCGTCCCGTCTCTTCCTCCAGAGCGAAGATCGCCGGGAGCTCCATCAGCTCGGGGCTGTCCGAATTGTACCAGCGGCCGACGACGCTCTTGGAATAGGAGCAGATCATCGCCGCGCGCTCGATGCCGCCGGCGGCGGCGATCAGGTCACGCTGCTTGGCCTTCAGCAGGAAATGGCGGGCATTGGCGTTCGGAACCATGGCTGTGTCCTCGCAAGGCGCAAAAGGTTTCCCGCGCCGGGAAATCCCGGCGTCGTTTCCCGTGGCGGGAAAGGTTTTTCGGAGTCAGAAAGCGGGTGTTGCTAAGGAGGCCCGCAAGCAGATGTCCTCATGGTCCGCCGCCCCGAAACCGGTTTGCCGCGCGCATGGCGAATGGCGGAAGGTCGCCAAGATCGATCTCGCCCGCGTCGCGCATGATCAGGGAATGGATGCCGATCGCATCAGCCGCGGCGGCGATCAGCTCGGCGAGGATATCCTGCGGTGCCCTGCCCTCATGGGCGGCAACCAGCGTCAGGATGAACATGCTCGCCTGCGAAAGGGGGATGACGGACGCTGCTCCACCAGCGGCTTCAACACGCCGTCCGTCATCGTCTCCAGAAAAGCCGGACGGCGCGGACCGCTGGAGATCAGCCGCATCGCCATCCCTACTCACCTCTCCCGCCATCGGGATGCCCGTCGCGGCACTTGCCCGACCGTTGTCCTCGGAGGTTTTCGCTACGGGATTCGAAACAATGACCGCGCCGGCGGGAAAGGGGGGCGCCGGCGCGGTCTCGGCCTGCCCGCAAGGTGCGGCGAGCGGGCAGGCATTCGCGCGGTCAGGCTCTTGGGGGGCCGGCGCGAGGGGAAATTCGTAATCGGCCACGCCGACGTTGCGGACGGGGCTCATGCGGCCCGCCCTTCGCCTGCAGCGACATGGACCCTGACAAGGACGTCGCTTGTGATGGCAAGGCCGCCAAGACGCGCCGATTCGATCAGCGCCGGCCAATACTTCACGGGTATGGACTGTCGCCGCCGCATCTCGGATGCCGCAGAATGCTTGACACCGATGACCTTCGCTACCGCGCCGGTCCCGCCCATGCTGTCAAAGATATCGTGCACCGTATGCATGGCGCCGGATACAACATCAATCGTGTTGGCATGTCAACATGATTAGTGTCAAAACATCTGACAAGGTCGCCGCCATGACGACAATGGGCGATCGGCTGCGCACAGCCAGGGAAAAAGCAGGGTACACGTCAGCGCAGAAAGCCGCTGACGCGCTTGGGGTATCTGCCTCGACCTATCGCGCTCACGAGAACGGACAGAACGAGTTTGGTCCGATTGAAGCCGAGCGCTACGCCAAGCGCTTTGGCACCACCGCCGCCCACCTGCTGACGGGCGGAGGCATGGCGGAGGAAGCTGCTCCAGCCCCGGTTCCTCCGAGGCCGAACGCGAGCTTCCCGCCTCGGTACGAGCAGTTCCCGAGGACCAATGGGGTACCGGTGCTCGGCCAGGTCGTCGGCGGCCCTAACGGCCGCTTCATGCTGAACGGCCAGGAAGCGGGACGGGTATTCTGCCCGCCGATGCTGGAGAATGTCGACGGTGCCTATGCCGTGCGCGTCTATGGAACCTCGATGGAGCCCCGCTACTTTGCCGGCGAGACCATTTGGTTGAATCCGAAGGAGCCGATACGAACAGGAGATTTCGTTGTCGTTCAAGTACTTGGCGAGAACGACGATGAGACGAGAGACAGTTATATCAAGCAGTTCGTATCGCGCTCGAATTCGGTGCTGCGCCTTCGCCAGTTGAACCCGGACGAAGGTGAAAGCGAGATGCTGGAGTTTCCAGCCAAACGGGTCTTCTCGGTTCACAAGATAGTATTTCAGGCGAGCCTTTAGCGGCCCCTACCCACGTAGGGCGGATCGTAAGGTTTCGGTTTACCGAAACCCTCCTGGGGCATTGGCTGCACCGCAGGTGCCGGCACAGTTCTCGATACGTATGGACACCCAACTCGCTCGCTTTGGTCAGCCCGGATAGCCGCAAGACGCGTGAATGACCGCAGTCGTCGCAAGCCACATAAAGGCTTGAAAGTTCGATGATGAGCCGGGATGCATCGGGATTGTCGTTCGAGGCGCGCGGCATCATGCGCACCGGCTGCGTACTGTTTCACACATACTCATAGTGGCGCTCCCTGCCCTCTTCTTATGTGCGTCACCATGACTCACCAACGAGAACACAGCAAGAACAAATTCACTGATTCGTGAAGCGCAGTCATGGCCAATGTTGATGGCCATCGCAAAAATCAACACGATGTATGTTGACATGTTTCATGTTGATATGTGATCGTCGCCTCCTGTCGCAATCCCGCGATCGGAGAAAACCGATGATCACCTACCAGCCTCATCCGGCTATCGGCGCCTTGACGACGCCGGTTCCCGCCCAGCGCCCCGTCCTCGACCGCATGGTCGACAAGGTGCTCGAGATGGGCATGAACGGCGTTTCCGTCACCAAGGAATCGCTGTTCGAGAACAGCGACTTCACCCGCGCCGAGATCGAAAGCCACGCCGCCGAGGCCTGCGATATGGCCCGCTCGCGCGCCGTGCGCCGGGTAGCGTGATGCTCACCATCCCGCGCGAATTCAGCCGGCCGTCACCGGAAGAGGCAATCGCTCGCCCCTTCGCGTCCGCGATGCGCCACGCAGCCGCCGTCAGGGAAGAGAGCGTGGCCAACAGGCTGATCGCGGCGGCCGAACGGTCGTCCGACGTTGAGGCCTGGATATCCCGGCAGATCAAGGCAGGGTGCAGGCCGTCCGAGATCCTCGCCGAACTGGAGGCGAGCGATGCTTGACCGCGCCTGCGACGCCCTGGCCGGCATGCGCATCCGGCTCGCCCTGTCGGCGGCGTTCTTTTTCGCCCTGACATTCTGCACCCTCGCCGTGGGGGTGCGCTGATGCAGCCCTACGACCCTTGGACCGTCCGCGAGACGATCACCATCCCGCCCGACGGGCCGACGCGCGTCGTCTGCCATCTCTGGCCCGAATGTCAGTGCGGCGACGATTGCGCGCACCAGGAAGCGCCCGACGCGCCGGCGGCGCGCTGGATCCTCGCCGGCCTGATGGTTGCCACGGCCATTGCCGGCGGCGTGGCCCTCTATCTGGGCCTGCGCCCATGACGGCGTTCCGCATCCACTTCGCCGACGGCAAGACGATCGTCATCGACGCCGACACGCCCAAGGCGGCGGCCGCCAAGGCCACCGCCGCCGGCCACACCGGCCATATCAGCAAGATCAAGGTCGCGAGGGACGGTTGATGGCTGTCTATGTCGACAATATGCGCGCGCCCCTCGGCCGGATGGTCATGTGCCACATGTGGGCTGACACTCGCGAAGAGCTGTTCGCCATGGCCGACAGGATCGGCGTGGCGCGCCGATGGTTTCAGAGGCCCGACTATGTCGGCCTGTCCGGTATGACGGCCTCTTGGGAACACTTCGACATCGCCCAGTCGAAACGCGCGCAGGCCGTCGCCGCCGGCGCGATCGAGACCGATAGGTACGGCCCGATAGAGTTCGAGGCGCGCCGCAATGGAAACCAGGCGAAGCTCGACCAGATCGCACAGCTGCGCGCCAAAGGCTTCGGTGATGCTGCCAAGCCCACTCCGGCGACGCAGGGCCGGCTTCTATGACCGACCGCCCGATCCTCTTTTCCGCCGCGATGATCCGCGCCCTGCTCACCGGCCGCAAGACGCAGACGCGGCGAGTGCTGGACGTTCCCCCAGTCACCTTCGACGCCGTCTTTTGCGACGACGGCATCTGGTACATCGGCGACGCCACGACCGGCCAGCGTGAAGCCAGATTGCCTGTCCGGTATCAGCCCGGCGATCGCCTGTGGGTTCGCGAGGCGCATGCCATCCTGCCACGCACGGCCTACCGAATGAGCATAGGCACCGGGACCATCGCGCAGCGGGAACACCCGACTGACGGCTATTCGGCGGCCGTGTTTCGGGAGGGCTTCGATCGGTCCGGCAACCCTGGCTGGCGCCCCTCGATTCACCTGCCGCGCTGGGCGTCGCGTCTCACGCTGACCGTGACAGATGTCCGTGTGCAGCGGCTTCAGGATATCAGCGAGGAAGACGCGCAGGCCGAGGGCTGCATCAAGCTCAAGGTAACAGGCAGGGCGGCTGAATTTACAGGAAGCCAGTACCTCGGCCTTCATTGGCCGTCGTGTCGCGCATGGTATCGCGATCTTTGGGACAGCCTGAACGTCGCGCGCGGTTTCGGCTGGGATGCGAACCCCTGGGTCGTCGCCGTTACCTTCGCCGTCGCGCATCGCAACATCGATTCGGCGGAGGCCTGACATGCCGAAGATGCCGCGCCAGCGCAGCCTCCGTGACGTCCTCGAACCCGGCTTCTCGCTTGGCTACGAGCAGTTCAAGGAAGTCGTCGACTGGAGCCAGGACCAGGCGCACCTGACGAACGAGCAAAAGGCATGGGCCTTCTGCTTTGAACGCGTCTCCGTCGGGATGATCGAGGCGCTGAACAGCGCCGAGACCAAGTTCGAGCTGCCGCCCCACGAACTCGTCGTCGAGATGTGGAGCGCGGTCGGTAGCGCGCCGGCCACCATCAACGCGCAGGCCTTCCGCGTCGATCCGCAGGTCCGACGCCAGATGCTGCAAGGCATTAAGGCCAGCTACGACCGGACCATGAAGAGCATTGCCGAGGACAACGGCAACGCCGAACACCCATCCAACCCCGAAAAGGACTGACCATGGCACGCGCCAAGAAGACGGCCGACCAGCCGGAATCCGCCACCATCACCGCCTACAAGGGCTTTCGCGACGACCTGACCTGCCGCCCCAAGGACGGCATCGTCTTCCAGTACGAGATCGGCAAGACCTACAGGCACGACGGCCCCGTGAAGGCCTGCAAGAGCGGCTTTCACGTCATCACCGGCCATCCGCTGGCGCTGTTCAACCACTATGCGCCGGCCGGCACCCGCATTTGCCAGGTTGAAATCTCCGGCGCGACGCACAGCGACGACAACGGCGAAAAGACCGCCGCCGAGATTCTCACTGTCGGCAAGGAAATCGGCCTGACGCAGTTGATCCTCGACGCGGTCAAATGGGTGACCGATCGCGCCAAGCTGGTCGAGGGCGACCACACGGACGGCGATGGTGAAGCCGTCAAGTCGATGAAGGACCGGGGCGCTGCCACCGCATCAGGCACGCAGGGCGCTGCCACCGCATCGGGTGATTGGGGCGCTGCCACCGCATCAGGCACGCAGGGCGCTGCCACCGCATTGGGCCACCATGGCGCTGCCACCGCATCGGGNGACCGGGGCGCTGCCACCGCATCGGGTGACTGGGGCGCTGCCACCGCATCGGGTGACCGGGGCGCTGCCACCGCATTGGGCCACCAGGGCGCTGCCACCGCATCGGGTGACTGGGGCGCTGCCACCGCATCAGGCACGCAGGGCGCTGCCACTGCATCGGGGCGCCGGGGCGCTGCCACTGCATCGGGGCGCCGGGGCGCTGCCACCGCATCGGGTGACCGGGGCGCTGCCACCGCATCAGGCACGCAGGGCGCTGCCACCGCATCGGGCTGGCGGGGCGCTGCCACCGCATCAGGCTGGCGGGGCGCTGCCACCGCATCAGGCTTCGAGGGCAAGGCCCGAGGCAAGGAGGGATGCGCCCTCTTCCTGGTCGAACGCTCGACCAATGACGAAATCCTGCACGCCTGGGCCGGCATTGTCGGCCGCGATGGCATCAAGCCCGACCAGTTCTACCGCTTGGTCGGCGGCAAGCCGGTCGAGGTCGATTGATCATGAGCGCCGGCAGCGGAAAGGCAAAGCCGTTTCGGAGGCCGGACGCCGCCGAGATCGAGAGCTTTCTCGACTACGTTGCCGGCCTGATGGAGCGCAACCCGCGTGAACGGCATCTCATGCTGCCGATATGGCGGGCACTCGAACGCGAGCTGCTCGCGGCCCAGCAGGCGGAAGCCATCTACGACGCCGCGCGCCTTCGCCTCACACGCTCGCGGGATCAAACGGCAGCGCTATCTTCATAAGATTTTGCTGCCGCCATTCCAGATCGCCGCCCACGCCATAGTCCGGCCGGTCGATCGAATGCCCCATAAGAATCTTCCGCAGTTCCGCGTCGAGCCCACCGACCTTCATCCGATCCTCGAATGAATGGCGCAGCGAGTAGATTTTGTGCGCCGTCGTCGGAAAAAGCTTGTTCTCCTTGAAGTACTTGTTGAGCGCGCCGGAAAGGCTGTTCTCGCGGTTTCTGTAGAGCGGAAAGCCCGCCGGCTGTTTCTTCGCCGCCTCGAGCGCCACACCGACCAGCGGCACCTTGCGCCGGGACGATTCCGTCTTGATCTCGCGCGGGTCCTCGGGATCCTCGCGCGGTTCGATCACAAGATGCGGAACGGCATCCGAAAGCATGATGGTCTTGTCGTCGAGGTTGCAGATCTCGCTTGGCCTTGCTCCCGTCTCGACCATGATGAGCAGGATGCGGCGCGCCTCGTCGTTGAGCGTGGCGAGCTTGCCGGCCGCAAGTATCGTGTCCTTGATCCATGGTGTCGGGAATGGCGGGCGCTTTTTCTTGCGCTTCGTC